CCGTTTGAATTTGGCTATGTGTTGGAACGCTAAGCTAACATTATCACTTATGCAACACCTGTGTTGTATTAATACTACACCTGTTGTATTTATGTTACATCTGTTGTATTTATGTCACAGGGCTAAATGTCACACTCACGCACACTTTCTTCTCACTTATGCAACAAGTGTTGCACTTATGCAACGCGTGAGACAATCCCTCAGCTTAGTCCCTTGAAACTACAGCTTAGTCCCAGCTTAGTCCCTTGAAACCTCAGCTTAGTCCCTTGAAACCTCAGCTTAGTCCCTGTTTGCATAAGTGCAACAACTGTCTCATAAGTGCAACATCTGTTGTATATGTACCACAAGTGCCCTAGGGGGACCCAATTGCTATGTTGAGAAATTTAAAGGTACATCACTCGCAGATTGGGGAGAATTTGGGAAATATAGCTGTTTACTATAGTAATTCTAGCAAATAAGGTGTGGAAAGGGACATAAGTAAATTTAATTCGTTTACACTATTGACTTATCTTGTAAAATATGATACAATATTACTATAGATAAACATTAAAGATTCACCTAAAAGGCTTCACTTAGAAATAACCTTTATTATCATTCTAAATATTTCTTTTTAGTGAACTATAGTTAACAAAGGAGTAATAAAAGGATGTCTTCAAAACATAAGGGTTCGCCTAAATTATATAAAGGAATGAAGTCTTTAAACCCCGATGGTAGACCAAAAGGGAGTATGAATAAGTTCACAGCCCTTAGTAGAGAGTTGATGTCTACCAAAGGACCAGAGATAGTGCAGAAGGTTGTAGACTTAGCACTCGAAGGTGACAGGACTTGTCTTAAAATGTGTATGGATAGGATTATTCCTACCACAAAAGCAATAGAATTTAGGTCTTCAGAAGATAGAGGGAATATAATTATCAACGTTAGTAGTCTTGAGGCTAAGAAGGTAGAGATCGAAGAGAAGGATAAGAAAGAACTAACGTATGAAGATGGTGTAATAATAGATGAAGCACTAATAGATGAAACTATAGTAAGTATAGCTAATGGCTAGAGAGCTAGATGTTAAACTACATCCGGCACAACTAGAGATATTCAATAGTACAGCCCGATTTAAAGTAGTAAGTGCGGGTAGACGCTTTGGTAAGTCTAGACTAGCAGCTTGGATACTTATTATTAAGGCTCTTCAGTCGGATAGTAAGGATGTCTTTTATATAGGTCCTACGTTCCAACAAGCTAAAGATATTATGTGGAATATGCTCAAGGAACTCCTGCAAGGGACAGACCTTATAGAGACTACCCACGAAAATACAGCTACTATGAAACTTACTAATGGTAGAAGGATTAGCTTAAAGGGTTCAGATCGACCTGATACTTTGAGGGGCATAGGATTAGCTTATGTCGTTCTCGATGAATATGCAAATATGAAGGTCGAGGTGTGGGAACAGATAATTCGCCCTACTCTAGCTGATGTAGCGGGTGGTGCGCTCTTTATTGGGACTCCGGCAGGGAAGAATCACTTCTATGACTTGTTTCTAGAGGCGGAAAAGGACGAGGATTGGGAGACATTTCAGTATACAACTGTAGATAACCCTCTAATCGACCCTAAAGAGGTGGAAGTTGCTAGAAGAACTATGTCTAGTATGGCTTTCAAGCAAGAGTTTGAAGCTAGTTTTGTAAGTTTTACAGGTGGTATATTTAAAAATGAATGGATTAAGTATGATGAAGATGAACCGGAAGAGGGCAACTATGTTATTGCGGTTGACCCTGCGGGCTATGAACAAGTTGAGAAAGAGCGTGGTATCAAGGGTAGTAAGTTAGATGAAACTGCTATTGCTGTCGTTAAAATCTCAGGTGATAGGTGGTGGGTTAAAGATATACTCCACGGCAGGTGGAATATTAAAGCAACTGCTACTAAAATATTACAGGCTGCAATTGAAAATGAAGCAACTATTGTAGGAATTGAATCTGGTGCGTTAAAGAATGCCATACTTCCTTATCTCGAAGATGAGATGAGAACACAAGGTAGATGGGTTGTGATTACAGATGTAACCCACGGTGGCAAGAAGAAAGCGGATAGAATTACTTGGGCTCTACAAGGTCGATTAGAGCACGGGAAGATTACATTTAATAAAGACCCTAGGTGGAATGGTGAACTGGAGAGTCAACTTATGGACTTCCCCAGCAAGAGAAGTCACGATGACATTATTGATGCTCTCGCCTATATAGACCAAGTAAGTGTCGCAGACTTTATGCACACAATAGAATTAGAAGAGGAATGGAAACCCTATGATGAAATTGCAGGATATTAAATATGATTGATGGTGCAGAAACTAAATTTCAAGGCTTAGCTGGATGGTTAGGCTCTCGTTTAGAAGAGTGGAGAAATCATAGAGATTCCAATTATCTAGATTCTTGGGATGAATACTATCGTCTATGGCGAGGTATATGGCAAGCTAGTGATAAGACTAGACAGTCAGAGAAATCTAAATTGATAGCACCTGCTTTACAACAAGCAGTAGAATCCTCAGTCGCAGAAATCGAAGAGGCTACATTTGGTCGGGGGAAATGGTTCGATATCAAAGATGATATGTTAGACCGAGATCCTTCGGATGCTGAGTATGTTCGCAATCTATTACAAGAGGACTTAGAGTCTACAGGCGCGAAGGATGCCTTGTGTGAGGTCTTTCTCAATGGTGCTGTGTATGGTACAGGCATAGGAAAAATATCTGTAGAAGAGAATATTTGGAAGTATCCGGTAGAAGTTCCTGTTGAAGGGACTATGGCAACTCAAAGAATAATGAAAGAAGAGATTGTTGTTGATGTTAAAGTAGAAGCCATCAGTCCCAAAGAGTTCTTAATTGATCCTTCAGCCACAAGTATAAAAGAAGCGTTGGGTGTCGCTCACGAAGTTATTAAACCCAGACATAGTATAATTGATGGTATAAAGAACGGTACATATAGAGATATACCTATAGAAGGTAGCTATAATGTAGAGAGATTGAAGGGTTTTGATCCCGAATCTTCTAGGGCGGACGCTTCAGATCAAATTAAAATTACTGAATATTGGGGTAAAGTACCAGTTAGGTTCTTAGAAGAAAATGAATCTATGAATGATTTTGAATATAATGAAGATGAATTAGTTGAAGCAGTAGTTACAATAGCTAATGATAGTCATATATTAAGGGCGGAAAGGAATCCATTTATGATGGAAGACCGTCCATTCGTAAGTTATCAGCACGATATAGTCCCAAACAAGTTCTGGGGGAGAGGGGTTTGTGAGAAAGGTATAAATCCACAGAGAGCTTTAGATGCAGAGATGAGAGCTAGAATTGACTCTTTAGCACTAACAACTACACCAATGATGGCTGCTGATGCGACTCGATTACCAAGAGGTGTCAAGCTAGAGGTTCGTCCCGGCAAGACAATACTTACTAATGGAGATCCTAGACAGGCTATTATGCCTTTAAATTTAGGAAGCACCGACCAGAACACGTACGCTCAAGTTGCTGCGTTGCAGAATATGATTCAAATGGGCACAGGTTCTAATGACACTACACAAGCTAGTGCAGAAAGAGCCACATCTTCTGGTATGTCTATGCAACAGTCTTCTGCCATTAAGAGACAGAAGCGTACCTTAATGAACTTTCAGAATACATTCTTAATCCCTATGATTAATAAGTGTCTTTGGAGAAAAGTACAGTTCGATGAAGATAGATATCCTATCGCAGATTATAAGTTTGTACCTTATTCTACTATGGGTATTATGGCTAAAGAGCTAGAATCACAACAGATGGTTAGCTTACTACAGGCTATACCTAAAGATTCACCAGCATTTAATGTAATACTTATATCTGTATTCCAAAATTCTAGTATGCACAATAGAGATCAAGTAGTACAAGCTCTTATGGAGGGTATGCAGCCCGATGAGCAGAAAGAAGAGATGGATAGAATGCATATGGAACTTCAGATGCAGCAAGCACAGGCTGATATTCAGAAGACTATGGCTGAAGCTCAAGAAGAACAGACTAAAGCTATGAAGAATGCAGCAGAAGCAGGAGCAGCACAACCTAATGAATTGAAAATTCAAGAGAAGTTCCTTAAACTACAGAAAGACTTAGCAGCTATTGATAAGCTAAGGGCGGATACAGAGAATGTTCATAGTGAAACTATGAGAAACATTCCAGAGATAGAACATCTCAAGTCTGAAACTCTCTTAAATATAGCAACAGCAACGGAGAAGTTGCAAGGATAAATCGTGGTAACAGACGATAAAGAATTTTATAACAATAGAATAAATCTAGTCGAAGCTGATGGATGGATAGACTTAATTGAAGAATTAAAAACTCTAGCCGAATCAGTAAAACGAATAGATTCTATTGAGAACGAGAGAGACCTTTGGTTCGCCAGAGGTCAGTTGTCGATTTTAAGACAGATGATTGTTTTAGAAGACGCAACAAAAACAGCGATGACAGAACTAGATTTATAGCGTCATCATTTTTAAAACTTCATAATCCCAATGGGACGGAGACAATGATATGAGCAGTATAGTAGTAGACCCTGATGAAATTTCAGAAGATATAAAGGTAGACAACACGGTAGAACCAGATGAAACCCAAGACTTAGGAGCAGAAACACAAGAACCTGCTTTTGAAGTCCCGGATAAATTCTCAGGTAAAAGTGTAGAGGATATAGTTAAGAGTTATCAGAACTTAGAACAAGAACTTGGTCGTAAGAGCCAAGAGATTGGTGAGTTAAGAACTCTTTCCGACAGTTTTCTCAAAGCCGAAATATCTAGAAATGATAATCAGACAAGTTCACAAACAGAAAACTCAAACAATGAGACAGAGAATGATTTTTTTGAAGACCCCAATAAAGCGGTCAATTCTTTAATAGAGAATCATCCGAAGTTTCAGGAGTTCCAAAAGTTCCAAGCTAAACAATCGCAAGATACTAGCAAAGGACAATTGGAACAGACTCATCCAGATTATATAGATATTGTACAAGATTCTAATTTTCAGGATTGGGTTAAAGCTAGTAAATTTAGAGTTGCCTTATTTGAACAAGCTGATAAGTATGACTATTTAGCAGCCGATGAATTATTAACGCACTGGAAAGAGCGTTCTATGATTGATAGGACTGCCGAAGTTCAAGAGAAACAAAAAGCCACAAGAAAAAAGAACCTAAAAGCTGGTAAGACCGAATCCAGAGTATCATCGGAATCTACAGCAGGTAAGAAAATATATCGAAGAGCAGATCTCATAAGATTAAAACAGAGTGACCCTAATAGATATGCAGACTTAGCTGATGAAATATACATTGCCTATGCAGAAGGAAGAGTTAAATAATATTAACATTACTATACAGGAGTAATTTATGGCAACAGGTGTTATAGGCACTAACCATCAAACGACTACTACAGGTGCAAATTTCATACCAGAACTATGGTCTGATGAAACTATTGCAGCGTATAAGTCGAACTTGGTGGTCGCTAATTTAGTTACTCGCTTAAATCATAAAGGCAAGAAAGGTGATACAATTCACATTCCAACGCCGGTACGTGGTTCAGCGACAGCTAAAGCAGCAAATACAAAGGTATATATTCAGGGTGACACTCATAGCGTAACCAATCTTTCGATTGATAAGCACTATGAATACTCTGTATTAATCGAGGATATCACAGAGGTTCAAGCACTTTCAAGTCTCCGCAAGTTTTACACGGATGACGCTGGATATTCTTTAGCTAAGCAAGTGGACACTGACCTAGTTACATTATGGGAAGGTTTACAAGCCGGTACGGTTGGTGGTTCTAATGCAGCAGCTTGGGAAAAAGCATACATCGGTTCAACCGGTGCATCTTTTTATACGGGTAACTCATCTAATGCAGCAGATATTACAGATGCTGGAATTAGAAAGTTATTGCTTTTACTTGACAACGCAGACGTACCAATGGACAATCGTTCATTAGTAGTTCCACCTATCTGCGCTAACGATATGTTAGGTATCAACAGATTCACTGAACAACAGTTCATTGGTTCTGGTGATGCTATTAAGACTGGCAAGATTGGACAAATCTACGGTGTAGATGTGTTCATTAGCTCTAACTGCCCTACTACTACAACAGCTAATACTGCTACAGATAGAGTCGGAGTGCTTATGCACAAAGATGCTCTAGCTCTAGCGGAACAAGTTGGTGTTCGTTCGCAGACACAGTACCAGCAGCAATATCTTGGTGACTTGTTTACAAGTGACACAATTTATGGTGTTGGTGAATTACGAGATGGCGCAGGTGTTGCGTTCGTAGTTCCGGGTACTTAATAGTAGTTAGCTAAACCCTAGCCCCCTCTAATCTGAGGGGGTTTCATTTAGTTAATTATAAGGAGTGGACAGATGCCTTGGGGAGTAGGAACATATGGAAAGACTAGAGGTAGACCACCTAAAAAACAGAAGAAAAAAAAGCAAAGGAAGAAATAACTATGCCTATTTATTCATTTCAATGTAATAGTGATCACACTTTTGAAGAGTGGTGTTCATACGAACAGAGTAAACTAGGTTTTGAGTGCCCCGATTGTGGTAAGAAAGCCAAGCGTATCTACTCAGTATCGACTGTTAAACCTACATTCGGCAATCAAGATACCTTGTGGAATCACAGAGAGAAGCATAGAAAGTCTATGAAGGGAAGTCAATTAAATCAGTCTTATACAGGATAGTATGTCTACTAAAAGAAAACATATGAGTATATTTGAAGACTCTTCTAGTAGATTAGAACTTGATGCGTTTAAGAAAAAGATTAAACAGCTATATGATGAGATATTAGAGCGTACCTATAAGATAGAAAATCCCGGGGCTAGTCCTGAAGAGGTTCAAGCTTATGTAGAAGAGAATGGTCTTCAGTTCCCTGATGAAGATGTATCTGAAGATAGCGATGAAATAGATAACTTAATGGAAATGTTAGATGATATGGTTGATACAGACGTACAAGAATCAGTATCAGATTTATCTACAGAAGACAAACCTAAAGAACACAGAGGAGATGAACTATCTTCCAAGTCTCACGAGAAGGGCGATAGAATAGAAACAAAGGGTTTAAAGGATAAGATGGGAGGTTTATTTAGTGTTAAAATAGATGAAAGAAAGAGAACATCTACTAAAGCACCTAAGATTCCTATCGGTCCAATCATTAAAAGAGATACTTCTACTGCTCACAAAGAATCTTTCGCACCTCTAGTAGAGAAATTTAGAGATGAACTTAGGAGTCTAGCAGATAGACAGAGTGCTGGAGTTAAACATTTTAGAGAGAGGATATAGTGCCTAAACTATTTTGGAAGAAACGTAAAACTCTAGCGATGCTTGCTAACCGCAGGCAATGGCAGAGAGAGTTTGACCCTACTGAAACTACTCAAATGGAAATATTGCTTGAGAACGGTATTGATTATCTAGTTACCCAAGCATCTGTAGATTACGCACCAACATACATTATTACGGAGTAAACAATGGCATACACAAAAATATCAGACTTAACAGCACTAACTACAACAGATGGTGCTGAAGAATTACTCATTAATGATGGTGGAACGAGTAAGAAAGTTACCATTGCTAACTTATTAGTAGATGACCAAGTAACAGCAGCCAAGTTAGCCAATTCAATTAATACTGAGATTGCTGCTAACACCGCTAAAGTAACAAACGCCACACACACTGGAGATGTAACGGGTGCGACAGCTCTTACTATTGCAGTTGATGCGGTAGATATTGCTATGTTATCTGCAA